CGGGACCAGCCGCACCACCATAACCGGCTTGCTGCGCTACCATTCGACGCAGAAACTCGGTTGCCTGTGGCGATTTTAGCCACTCCATCAGGGCCATTATCTGCGGATCTTGACTTTGTCTAAACCGCGCCTGATCGGGAGCCAAACGCTGTCGAGTAGCGTCCATAACTGCATCCACTTGGTTTACCGAAGGTGGTGCGTTTCCTGGTGTATTTGCCATACTAATAGGTTCTTTCTGTCCCGTTAACTATAAATTTGACTAGCAATCACAAGATCGTCGTCGGCTACTGTTACATTTATTACAACTGCACCGCTCGTGCCGCCTCCGTTGATTGCAACACCAGCAGTCACAGCAGTAATGTCCCCTGTAGAAACCTGATCGATGCGTTGAGTAATACGCGAGGGCATCTTCTTTCCTATCCAAAGTAAGTAATGTGGGCGGTACTTGATGAAGAAACTCGAATAAATTTAACATCTGTCAAATCATCTTGATATAAGTCAACCACACTGTGGGGGTTGACATAATGTCCAACACTTGCCGTAGGAGTTCCCCACCGCAAACGGATTGGTTCTGCCCCGTTTGTAAATAGCGCTGAAACGGCTCCTGTAGGAACTGTGCAAGCGACCGCTGTTCCAGCGATAGTCAATGCTTGATCTCCTGGAAGCGCAGACCCGTATTCTGATGCTGCTCGTCTAATGCCCATGTTTCTCCTACGGCTCTAAGGCCGCGACTCTTGTTTCTAAATTGTCTAATTTTTCTTGAATTTTTCTAAGTTCGTACTCAATAGATGTAGCATTTGGTCCCACAAATCTATGAGTTGGCTTGTACTCAACCGTCGGCATCAGGCCACCACTCTTGTTCTGCTTCCATCAACAAAGCACTCACCGATGTAGCAACGCCGGCTACCAGTTCTTCCAAAGTGTCAACGCGGTCGCACATTTCTTCCATCGCCATCAATCTTGTTTCTAACTCCCGGATGTCTTCCGTGACATCTTCTGTCCGAGCGTAAGCGTTCATGTCCATTGAATCTTCAATAGATTCAACAGACTCCTCTAAACGGTCAATGCGAGCCACCGTCCGGGCAGACGACCAAGTAATAGTCCCAGCGATAACCGCTACAGACAGAATCAAACCAACTGCAATAGTTGGGATTTTGACCTGCCTAATATCGGTTGGGGTGTTCATCAGGAATGGTTATTAACTTGCAGCCGTAAAAGCATCCCAATCGGAAACAACCTCAGAAGTCCACGTAGCAGCGGCCACAGCCGCAACCCGCGTATCCTCACCTGAAGTGTCAGCGCCCGGTGCCAGAACGTGACGATGGTAACTACGACTCAACTCAACGCCGTCCTCGCTTACCACCGTTGCTGTTCGCACACCAACCTGACCTTTTTCGTGGACCTCGATCTTGTCCACCACTATTGCTTTACTTAATGCCATTTGTTTCTTCCTTTATGGAGCGCAGTAATAAGATCCGCTGACAACAAACTGGCTGCCAGCGTCAATATCGTTAGCCAAGGTGGCGTCGTTAGCGGTGTACCCGTCGCCTGCGTTTACATCAACGTAGGTTTGGCCTAAAGCAGCGTGAGTGTATATACCCCCATTAGGGGCACTTGCCATCGCTAAAACTGAAACGTGTACAGCGCCACGATCCGCATTGTCGGTCAGATCACTTGCAACAGCGAACGGGAAACCGCCAACCCGCAAAGTACCCACAGGGCTAGAAACGCTAGCCAGTTCAATGGTGCCCTGCACAAAAACCATGCGACCGATACGGATGTACGCTCCTGTGTCATTAGTTGCAGCAAGCGTGAAACTTCCACTGGTTGCAGCCGTAAGCGCCCAAGTGAAAGTTCCCTCTTCATAGTCGTCCAAAGTATTGGCATTGGAACTATTGAGGCCGTCCATTTTCAGGCCGCCACCAGCAGTAGTTAATTGAAGTGTAGTACCGTCGTATGTAGCGGTTGATTCTGCAACAATGTCAGTGCCATCGCCATACGTGGCAAGACCATTGGCGGTCGTGCCGCTCCATGTTAAAGCCTCCGAGTTCCAATTGGAAACTGGTTGGCTTGCAAAAAATCTGACACCGTTCGACATTAGGCTGTAATCCTGTTTACGTAACCGTTGATGTTAATAACATTTGCTGTAGCAGCAAATGCTTTAATAACCAGTCCGTTCTGTAGCAACATACCTGGACATACCAGCACCCAACCAGCCTCAGCAGGAATAGTTATTTCAGTAAGCCGTTGATCGTCGCTTGTTGCGCCGTACTCAATACTAAGTTTGCGGGCAGTGGCATCAGTGTTGCAGGCGTACAGCCAGACCTCGTCCATGTTGGACGTACCAGCAACCGCTGTGTGGATCGTAGTGCCTGCCGATGATGTGGCGGCTACTTTGACGTTCATGCCCGTTGTGCCGCCAGACAGAAGAACCTTTGAGTATGTTGCCATGTTTCTTTTCCTTTATGAGAAAATTTGGTTTGCAATAATATTTTCGTCGGTTGCGTGAGTTATCCACGCAAGTCCAGTACTTGTTGAAGAATCAGCGGATAAAAAGGTTCCGTTTGCTCCAACTGCCAATCGCACTACAGCGTCAGCAGCAGATGCAGCAATAAGATCACCTTTAGCATCGACGATGTCTACTTGAAGAACCCCAGGTGTTGTATTTACAAAAGTTTCAATGTCTGTAAAATTTTGATTCATGTCTGCAGCAACAATGGTTGTTCCAGCAGAAAAGTCGTTTGTTACAGCAAGAGTTGCCATTTACCTGAGTCTCCTGGGCGTGTAAGTGAAAGCCAAAGCGTTTACTTCCCAATGATTATCTGTTGTCGGCCCATTAACCTTCATACTTACACTCCGGGCTGTCCCAAGCGTAGGCAAATTTACTACATCTGCAGTCAATGTCCGAGCACTAGCATCCCATTTAGCAACGTATGCAGAGGTATCGTCAGCGTCGTCCCATTTAGCAGTATTCCATCTAGACGTAGAAGTTTTTCCTACTACGCTCACACTGAATGCTGTAGTTTGCGAAGACTTATCGTAATCTTTGTAAATTTCAACAGGCAACGCAAGTGTCGATTCGGCAGATGTGACCATTCGTGGCCGGCCCCACCGTTTTTTTACAATCGGATTTTTACCTGTCATCCACCTAGTAAAAAAATGTGACACAATATGAACTTCCGTAGAACCGACATATCGGTCGCTTGTACGATTTTGTTCATCTTCAACATCAACAACAATTCCTGTGTTTGTTACACAACCGGCATAAACTGTTGGTGTTGAATTGGGAGGACGATAGGAGTACAGCGGGGCTGCATCAATGTCTGTCAATATCCAAGCGCCAGTTTGTCCTAATGTTGGATCGTAAATAAAAGTTCTGCGAGTTGTAGAACCTTCTTCAGTCCAATCTACGCTTACGTACACTTTTTGGTTACCCCAGGCTAATTGTGGATTTGACGAAAACGAAATGCGTCCATCCTCAATAGCGGGTGAAATCTTGTTAAAAGTCCACACAAAGTTTTCTTTGTTGTAAGAAAACACGCCTTGATCGGCGTACCAAAAAAATACTCCGTATGGAGTTGATATTGGTTGTGATAGCGGTACTGACCCAACGCTGTCTGTCAAAGTGACAACTTGAAACGAATCTGAATCAAATCCAAAAATAGCGTAAACGCTGTTTGATTTAAAAACTAGCAGCCGGTCTCCCATCGGGCATAGGCCAGTGATGTAATCGCCATGTTCACCTTTGTCGATATCGACAAAATCTGTTGCTGTCCATTTTTCTGGATCGTTAGCATTTGACCAACGAACTCGATATTTGTGACCAGTACTCGATTCGTAGGTGTAAGCCGTCCAAGCAAAATTGTTCCAAAACGCAACATATTGGGCTTGTGGAAAATTGCCGGCTGAACCGTTTAAAGTTGTGCCCAGGTCGGCGGCTGATGAACCATCCCATTTAAACGACGGTTTGTCGTACGATACGCCGTATGCGACATTGTTCATAGTCATGCCGTAAACTCTGGACCCGTTGGTTCGGGCTGTGATCCCAGTTATATCTGTAAAATTTGCTGTTGTCGAATAGGCAACTTTAGTACCGTAATTGACCATTAAATGATTTGTGCCGGTATCTGTATGAAGTGCCCAAATGCCTTTTACATCAGCACTGAGAGCAGTCGTGTTGCGACGGTCAACACCGTCGCGCATACGAATCCCGCCTCTAGGATCAACAAGGACGTTTAAAAGATCCGGTGATTCGTTGTCTTCAAGATTAAACTGGTCGGTGCGTAAATTTAGGCCACCAGTAAACGATTCTAGAGTTTCTAATTTAAACTGACTAGGCACCGATTACTCCCAAGAATAACGTAGACGATTTGGAAGAATTGTTTGTGAACGCCAACGAGACGCATTTCGTCGGTTCAATAGAACAGGTTGAGGAGCAGGCATGTCGTCGTAGCGTGCTTTTAAATTGTCAAGTTCTTGATTAAAAATTTGAAAATATTGTGTAGCCATCGTTGGGTCTTCTTGCTGTTCGTAAGCACGAGCAATGCCATACGTTGCTATCACAATATGAAACGGATCTGGAAGATCCGTTGGTTCTGTCACATCCGAAGAACCCGCTCCGAACGCTGTAGGGTTTTTGTATCCCCGGACGTAAATTGTTTCTACGCTAGTTGGTGTGGGGTAGAGACGTACAGTTTCGCCCCAATATGACCACCACCAGGGTGCGCCTGTGCCGGTTACATTCAATGGGTAAACTACGTCGCCTTCGTCACGACCTACATAGGTTGCAACATGGTCATTGGTACGGATTGCTGCAATTTCTCGCAAACCACCTGTTACGGATGCTCCAACAACAGCCAATGAATAGTCATCTTGAGAAGCCACAGTATTGAATGTGGTTGATACTTCAAAAAATGGCCACCGTTTTTCTGAATAAACAATTACATCATACCCTTCACCTAAAAAACGGTTAAGGGTATCGTCAGTAATGTCAGCAGAATCTATGTCCACTACAGAGCGAACATACGACCGCATGGTCGTGATGTCCACGAACTACTCCTTTGGAGTATGAAAAATGCACGAATCGGTGCCTGCAACGGGATGCCCTTTACAAGGCATCCCGCTGCGGGTCAACGAAACACACAAGGTGTCGGTAGGAACAGCAGGTGCAGAGTCTACAGAATTAACCTGATGAACATTTCTCGATTGACTTATACCAGTGGGTCTAGGAGTCGAATCGCGGAAATTTTCACCAGCGGGCTGTCCATAAGGACGTTGCCCAGTTTTGTAGGCGTATGCAAATGCTCTTCCCATCAATCAACCTAGCCGTTAGTGATGCCGTGCAAACGTCCCTGACGGGCACGATTACTGATGGTCAACTGTCCGTAGCAGAGCAACTGTGAGAACACAGCGTCCTGATTAGTGGGACGCACAAACGGCGTTGGCTTGAACCAAACGTCGCTGTGAGCAACCAACTGGATGTACTTCGTGTTAAGGAAGTACATGGCGTTGGCTTCGCAACTGTCATCAAACGTGATAGGTGCTCCCTTGAACAGTAGGTTCTGGAACCCACCGTCAGCCATGTCGGTATCCGTGTAACGGATGGAACTGGTCAACAATGCTTCGTAGGCTTCGTAACCCTGCCTACGGGCAAAGATGATCGTCGGCTGGTCATTACCAACCGAAATGGTGTTGTACATGGTAGCCATGCCGGCCAGCGAAAGAACGCCGCCCTGGTTGGTCTGGGTTGGTCCCCAGAACGAGTTGCCAGTAGCGCCGGGGTTAATGCCACCCACGGTGCTTCCAGAAACAAGGCTCTGAATGCCTTCCCAATCCTTGCCACTATTGCCTGAGCCGTCAGCCCAGAACATGGTGTTCATGTTTTCGATAACGGTTTCCTGCGTCTGGAAAATCTTGCCTTCCAGCAGATCGATGATCTGTGCTTCACCGTTGTTCTTGGCTTCCTCGATACCACTGATTGTTACCGTGGCAGCGTACTGTCCCCACGAATACTCAGCCGCGCTAATGCCCGTCTGTGCTGTCGTGGCGATAGTATCGGTGCCGCTGTATGAACCAGCAGTCGAATTAGTGCCATAAATAATTGGAACGACGATATTCGCGCCACCACTGATTCGACGAATGGTCTGGCCATTTGTCAAAGCATAAAATAACGGCCTGGCACTGAAAATATTATCAGTCAGTTTAGGGACGTAGTTTTTAAGTGTGGTAGAAAGAATCTCGTCAAAATCGGCGTTTCCCGCCATGATTCTTACTCCTTAGGTTTAGGTGCCGTGTTGTTTTTTGGCGTTAGCAAAAGCCTCACGAAGTGACATCGGTTTTTCCGGTGTTGTACTGGTAACTACTCCAGCCTGTCGTGAAGTACCGTTTGACACTTTGCCGCCACGCTTTGATTCTGTTATTTCCCGGTCTTCATGCAATTTTCCTGCATAAGTCGCCAAAGATCCAAAATTCATATGAGCGTACGCTGCTTCCAAATTCGGAATTCGATTTGATAACGCATGTCGATAAAGAGCATCCGCATCAAATTCGCCGTACTTGTTGTGTAAAACAGCAACTTCTTTTTCTAAAGCCTGTTTTCTTGCTGTCTGCGATTGGTGTGCAACTGTCGCTTCTAAAGAAGCAATACGTTGTTCCGTAGGGTCGGCTTCTTCCCATTCATCATTATCGGAAGAAACTGGTCGATTGTCCTGGACACCGAATGCTGTCGATAAAGCAGTAAGCGCACCTTGAGGGTCCGCTTCCAAAGCCGAAACTATTGCTTCAGCCTGCTCCAAACGCTGACGTTCAGATGCCAACTCTTGCGTCTTACGGGTGTAATCTGCTTGTCGTTGGTATCCCTGTTGAAGTTCACCCAAGGTGACCTCTGATTCCGAACCATCCACCTTAACGGTGTAAGTCGAATCTTTAGGTTCTTGCGTTACTTCTGTGGAAGATTCTGGAGTATCCATGTATATGGGTTCCGTTCCTTCTGTATATTGCGGGCACTAGCCCAAGGAGTCCATAGGTTGCTCCTAATACTGTGGAACTTGTGTCCCAAATCAACCCAAAGAAGGTAATTGCAAACCCATTTGGCCTTGAAGTTGAGCCATCAATTCGGGTGGAACACCACCCGTAGGTGCGAAAACGGGAGGCACACCAGCACCTGGGGGAGGTTCAGGCACCGGCGGCCCCCCTGGCGGCAGAGGGCCGCCATCAAGAGCAGCGGCTTCTTCGACCGGCATTTCATCCGGTGGAGGCGGCGGCTCTTGTTGCATTATAAATTTTTGCGGATCTTTGATTCCAAATCCATCTTCTAGTACATGCAAAGCCAATGCTGTAGGATCAATTACTGTTCCTACTAGCGGCGCAACAGCATTCAGTAACGATACAGCCTGTTGTTTACGAATCGTATCATTCATTGGCTGGGTTGATCCAGCCTCGACACTAAAATCGTATTCACCTAGAATGTCTTCACGGTTATACGGAACCCATAACGATCCGCCACCTTTTTGAGACACACGGGCCATTTCGTCCCCGGTCATGAACTGTTGCATCAACTGGATAACACGCCGGCCCATTTCAGAAATTGAAATTTCTATAATTGCTAGTTTGTCAGCAGCCCTGGCGTTTTGTGCGTCAGCAATAATACTTGCTTCAGTAGCGGTACGAGTAATTTCAGGCATTGCGCCTCTGGCGTACTCTGACACACCTGACACGGTGTTGATATCGTTTTCAATAACGCTGCTGTAAGAATAGATTTCTGGTGAAATTGGTGTTTGTGGCATTGGAATAACCACATCCGACAACGACTTGTTTTCATCCAACACTGGAACCAAACGTCCGTCATCGTCGGATTCCAGGGCTTCACGCCCTGCCGGCCCAAATGATCGCTCGTGGTACAGGTATTTGCGAGCGTACCTTTTACGGTCGTTCATTAACTGAGTACGAGTTTTATCTAGTTCCAACTGAAGCGATTCGATAGATTCCAAATCACCCATTGGATAAAACAGATCAGGAATGTCGTAGTTGCGAAGCATCACAAACGGTTGCCCATAAGCGTACGGCATGGGTATTGGATCAACTAAAAAACCGTCACTGTTTTCAGAGAACACAGACATCGTATTTTCTGCTATGTCGTAGAACTCCCAAATGGTGACACGATCTTCGTCTAAGACACGTTCACGTTCGTTCTGTAATTGAGAAACATATTCAGAGTTGATTCCAGCGTCAGCATCTAAACGCTTACGAACTGAAGGCTTGTACCGTTGATCCTTCTGAGCATCTTCTAAAGGTCGAATAATTTTTTGAGCAATCCACTTAGCATCATCCATGCATGTTGCTTCAGGATCAACAAAAATATCGAATGGAGAAACACGTTCAACAAACGGTTGATCTTCTATAACCATCATCGCTGTTTCCGGCAAGTTAGCGTTGATTTCTTCGTCAGTTGGTAATGCTGCTGACATGTCAGGAGATTCGAGAGCAAACTCGTCAACTTCCAAACGAGCCTGCTGCATTAAAAGATCACGTTCTGGTTCCGCTAAAGAAGTTTCCTGCTCTAAGAACTTCCATCCAGTTTTTACCCAGCCGTGTCCAAAAATCAAGAAATCTTTAACGGCTCGGCGAAAAGGTTTACGAAAGTCGTGGTGTCGCCATAGATGGTTAACAACAGCCTCGACAAAAGCCGCACGATCAGAGTTGCTTTCATCATTTGCTGATACAACAATTTTCGGATGATTTACCGATACAGACGGGGCAATCACATTGATTGTCGAAAACGCTAGATTCACAGCAATTAAATCAGAGTTGTTGCTGGATGAACCCCAGTGTTTACCACGGTACAAATCAATTAAACGCCACCAGGTGCGGTCGTAACCTTGATCTTCACGCCATCTGCGAGTGCGTTCTAACCGTTGTGTGTAATACTCGTGTAATTCAGCCTTGGTTTTTTGTGCCATCAGAACATCGCCTTATCTGGCAACCTCTCAATGTTGCGGCCAGCCGCTAATGCTTCTTGTTTGGCTTTACGGCCACGTTCTTCTCTAGTGAGATGTTGTTCGTCGGGCGGTAAAAACCCGCGTTCACCGCGTCCTGTATTAATTTTGATACCCAAGAGTTTCTGCCGCCATTCCCACAGTTCATCCATTTCCTGTTGCGTTTTCGGACCTTTAAGATCCACAACGTAGACATGAAACTGTTCGTAAGACGCCTCCCTGGGGAGGATTGTCATTACTTGGCGTTGCTGCCGCGCAATTTAGGCTGCGGCTTTGCAGGTTCAACTTTGCCAGATTTTCCATGCTGGTTAAACGGTGTACTACGAGGAGATACCTCACCGTAACCGCCAGTCTGGTTGGCGTACTTGGTGGTAGTCATTCGCTGTTTAGGCGACTGAGGACCACCAGGTTTCCAAATAGGATTCACGACGACAGAGTCGCCGCGTTCCATTTTGTTGTTCTGCCCCTTAGCACCGTCGATTGTCTCAGTGCCGTTGGTATGCGAAACAAAATTCTTAGCCATAACTACCTCTCAAAGAGAACAAGGGTGCCTAATAGTCCGCTCAACGTGTCCCACGTACAGTGTGTTGACCAATTCTTAACGGATTTTCTGATGTATCTTCATTCAACGCTAGACGTTTCCACCAATCAATCGTCCAGTAATCATCAACTTCTTCAGCGTATTCAGGGGCGTACGCAAACTTTCGCATCTGATTTGCTAACGCTAACGACATTACCCGGTCATCGAAAGGAGAACCCGACATTGAACCTTTTTCGTTTCGAGTAAACGTGCGTAACTCTGCCAAGGTATTGCGATCTCGCAATCCCAACTCCTTATTTTTTAAAGCAGTTGCTAAATCATCAATCATCAATGGTTTAGATGTGCGAGTTGTTTTCCAACCGTACTCTTGTGTCATCCGGTTAGATACGTTGTTTAGCGTACGCTTGCGGAATAAGCGAGGATAGCCTAGTTGGCGCAAAACTGTTATCGTTGTTAAACCGTGATTGTTTGACTCGACACAACAAAGCGCATCCCGGTACCACAACCCAAGATTGAAAACCTCAGTTGCTAATTCGTCAGGAGCGATATGTCCATGCCAGATAGCAACTTGCTCACCCGTGTTCAGATCCAACACCTGGATGCACGAATAGTCGCCATGCCCTAAACCTTCTGCAGTGTCGACTCCCATCACGTAACCATGCATGGCGTCTGGTGGAGACCATACTTCTAAATTCACGATCTAAATTCCACAACTTTTGGCATTACAGAATGCAAGTAACCAATTTCGCCACGACGGCACCCAGCAAACAAAACATCAAGTACGTCCAGATCAAAGACAGGGTTGCCTGACCGAACAAACGCTTCTTCTGGTGTTGTCGGGTATTCCTGCGCCAACTGCCACGGCAACATCGACTGTTGTTTTTCTTCGTACCATGATTCATCTCGATCTTCTGTTGCTGACCACGGAAAGAACATGGATGCAAACTTGTTGTTGGAAGTGCTCGACCCCACCCAAAGATTGTGAAAAAAGTTTCCTGATCCATTTGCTGTCGATAACCCAATGATTCGTCCTCCAACATCTGCCACAGGTTCAATAGAAGCCCAGGCTTCTTCCGGGTTGGGCAAAAACGCCCATTCATCCACAACGATAAGTGTGGCAGATTCACCACGAGCAGGGTCCGATGCTGACGGCATTGAAGTAATTTGTGACCCATTTTCAAATGCCATACGTTGCTGATGTTCCATCAGCGACTTAGGGCCACGGTCGATCATCCATACAGGCAGATGCGAAAACCCGTACTTTGTTTTTTTCAACAACAACACTGCTTCTCGTTCAGTACGAGACAAATCGATAATGTTTTGATCTGAATGAAAAAATGCTAACCAAAATTGGTGCGCCGCCACCAATGTGGTCCACCCGATCTGGCGGGCTTTAAGAGTCAACGAATAACGATTGCTAGACCAATGTCCCAATGCAAAAGATTGAGCGTTTCTTAAATCAAATAAAATGCGGCCATACGCAGGATGAGCAATGTGCCAATACTTGCAAAGAAAATACGCTTCGTCACGAATGCATTTCCGCCATTCCGCTTCTTGGCGAAGTTCTGCTAAACGACTCATTCAATCGTCCGTACCATTCAATTCCGGCATATCAACTAGTCGCAACTTAGGAGTCCACTCGTTTCGCCAAGTTGATGGATGATGGTTTACTTCTACTTGAGCCTTCTGTTTTGCGTCCGTGTACATGCGAACCACATGGTGGCAATGTTCGTCGCCTTCCCACAGTCCTTCATCTTCCATGAGTGTTGTTGGAACTCCATCATGCAAAGCACACACTGGTGGGCCGCAAAAACCCTGCTCAATCCCTGTTTTTATCCATTCATCAAAAATAACTTCGCGTGTACGGTTCATGAAACTCCAAATAATTCTTGTAATGTTCTACCTGCAGCAAACACTACCAAAGAACACACGAACACGCTTGCGGCAATCACAATGATTGCTGCAACATCTATCACCCGCAAGCGTCGCATGATTCCGGGTTTTCTAATCCAGACACTTCGATTGGTGTATCAGAATGAAATGGTTCGCCCCACGGCCCTAAAACAGGTCGTTCCCCAAAGGCTTCTTCACGCCAATCCTGGTTCTCATCTCCTGGCAACACGTTCCTACCCAACATGGGACTCCTTTTGCGTGCAACGCAAATACTTCACGACGCACTTTTGTTCTTTCCGCAAACCGCACGGCTTGCAGTTTAGTTATCATCTGTCGTCGCTTTGTACGCATCACTGAGACGACAACAATGCGCCACCAGCCAAAATCGGAGGAACCAAAGGTCCACCTACCCCGGTTGCGCCCGCAACACCTGCCAATACAATTGCAGCAAGACCCGCTGCTTCTTGCCAACCGATGTCAGGCATAGCACTTTGCACTGAAGAAACTATACTCGAAAACAAAGTTCCCTGTTCTTCATCGGCTTCAACTTCAACTCCTGGTTCAGGATCATTGAGTGGCACTACCTGCCCTGCCTTGGGAAACTGTCTACGCAACCCCTCAATGTTTTTTAAACCTAGTTCTGATTCTTCATCTGTTGGCCAAGGTGATTCTTTTTTTGTTGGCTTTGACGCCAGATGAGTCATCAACGCTTGTACAGACGGTGGTGCGCCAGCCATCGTGTCGGCAGGAATATCAGGCACCGACCCTAAATGCCGGCCACCCCATTTCTCAATCGCCGCTTTACGTTGCGCCGGATCATCCAAGTTCCAAGTCTCAACCATAGGCGGAGAAGGCGGGTCATCAGGCGGGTCCAACTCATTTATTTCCGCTTCAACCAGATCCAACTCGTCGAGCACTTCCTCAACCGCCTGGTCATACGGCCCACCAGGAGGCGAAAGTGCCTCGTACTGTTTTGACAAATCGTCGCGACGGGCACGTAAACGTTTCAACCTGATATTTGTAACACCGCCTAGCCCCATCATCGACACAGCCGTTTCCTTTGCAGACGGCACCGACACAGACCTATCAGGCTTTGTTACCGACTGAGGGTTTGGCCCATACTGAGAAACAACATCAATCGCCATCAGTCACCGCTACATCCCGGAACTCAGCCACCAAAGACTCCAATTCGTCAGCCAACTCAGCATCCGACAAGCCGGCAGCCTCACGCTCATCGTCGACAATCACACGACGCTTCGGAGTGAACTTCTCAACATACTGAAGGTACAACGAAGCAGCCTTCACATCTCCCCCAGAAGCAGCCCCGTACAACGCATCAATTACTGTCTGAGTTCGCTCAGGGTGGACATTTAATTCAGCGGCCCGGCGGTCCCACTCACGAACAAAACGAACATCCCGCTTAATCCGACGAATCGAATCCTCATGCATATCGTTCTCGACAGCCCACAACTTCTGAGTACCCGGCATACGATCCGGGCCTGCCAAAAGCCAATCCAGGAGCAACCGCCACCGATCCGGCATGGTTTGAACACCCGACTCTTCATCGGTTGCCCAACCTCGTCCCCCACCATTTTGTGCCATAGTACTACCTCCATAGTCCTACCCAATCCGTCCCAAAAACGGAAAGTGGGACAAAACAACCTTTACGTGGGGGGAAGCGTCTTAAACGCTTCCCCCCACACGGTAGTAGGTACCTAAGCATACAGGGGCGCAAACACTCCCTCCGTGTTGTACACTCAGCCTCTACCGAGTTAAATGTTTGCACGCCCTGGTTATGGAGTAATAATACTTGGTCAAACCTTGGGGGGGTGGGGGCTTGGGGGTCCCCGTCGCCGGCTGGTTCGGTTCGGTTCGGCTTTGTTCCCCACCACCCAGTTGGCATAAACGACCGTTTTACAAATCCTGGTGCTCAACGCTGCCCGCAAAAACACTAATGAGAACAGGGAACAACCCGGGAACTAAAAAGGAAGGGCCTACCTCCTCGGCGGGCGACCGTTGGCCGCGGGTAACCCATCACAGTGGTGGGGTTGTGCAGCGTGTCAGCACACGCGAAGAACCGCCAGCCTCGAGGCTGGCGGTTCGGGTTGGATTAGCGACGGATGAAAATGATATCCGGGGTAGTGGTTCGGCTCCCTAGGGGCTGTACGCATGCTCTGCAGCGGGCGCAGGCTCCTACGTAATGGGTCTCTTGACCCTGTTTAGAGGCTAGGGGCCATTTGTGGGTCTCTCTCTCGGTAGGGCAGACCATAGAGGGAACGCTTCTTCCGAGGTCGTCTAGGATTTCTTGCGCCTGTTCTTTACTGTCCGCCAGCACCGCTACTGGTAAATGTGAGTAGTGGCCCGCGAGGGCTTTGCGAGTCCGTTCAACCATCGCCGGGTCGGTGCTCAAATACAAACTTGTATTCGGAAGCAGCCCGTCCCGTTTAGCGGCTGCCAGTGGCCGTAGTGGGTCGGGTT